CTCAGGGTCGCGCAAGATTACTAGATCCAAAAAGATCTGGTTTGAAGGTAGCTATCGCTACCACATCCCTCTTGGGAATTCAAAGGGAGACCAAATGTCTCGTTTTGGATCCGATGCGCGAAAGCTCCTAGGCCTCAGGTTAGATCCTGAGGTTCTTTGGAACCTGTCACCCTGGTCCTGGGCCGCCGATTGGTTTGGCAACACTGGAGATATTCTCCATAACGTGTCAGCCTTCGGAACCGACGGTCTGGTGCTGGAGTATGGCCACATCATGTGCCATGCTCGAACGGTTGAGGAGTGGGTTGGTGTTTCCGAGAATGATGGAAAAACCGTACTCACTGCAACAGTCGTTTCGGAAACCAAACAAAGGTTTCCGGCAACACCATATGGTTTCGGCGCAACACTGTCTTCTCTGAATGAGAAGCAGATCGCCATCCTTGGTGCTCTAGGGCTTACAATGCTCTAGTTCACCAATCGCCTCTAGGCCTGCAATCCTGCAGGAAGAGGTTCACATCACATGTGGCGACGTACTTAGTACCTACGTCGTGAACCACCATGTCGGGATTAAGCTCCCGTCCCTCAAGAAGGAGATGCTACATGGCTTTTGCCGATCCCCAGTCCGTGACGATCAACGCCGTCGCGCAGACGCTCCCCCGGACTTCGTCCGGGGTGTCCAATGGTGTTTTCACCAAGGACGACGCGTCTGTCGTGCTCACGGTTTCCCACCAGAAGGCGGGAATCCGTAACCGGCGAATGATTCGTCTGGACCACTCGAAGATCGCTCCCGACGTTTACACGTCGGAGAACATGCGACACACGACAAGTGTGTGGCTTGTTGCTGATGTTCCGGCCAACGGTTACACCGTGGCTGAGCAGAAGCAGATCGTGGACGCCTTGACGGCGTACCTCACTGCCTCGAGTGGTGCGAAGGTCACCCAGCTTCTGGGTGGCGAAAACTGAGATCTGTTGTCCGTGATGTTCTACGGGCAACTGCTCAGGAGATCCTGGTTAGCTTGATCAGGATCTGGTTCAGATCGCTCTGAGCCTCGCAATGGGGGACATCGTAGCTAAGGATTCACCGAACCTCTTTTAGGAGGCCGATGATGAAAAGCCTGATGTCTCTTTGGAGAGTCATGGCTGAAGAATCAGCCATGATTTGCCGCACCAGCGCCGATCTCGACTTCAAAAAAGTCGAGGTTCGAGTCAAATCAGAGGGGCTGTCGTTTCTCACGATAACCCTTCCGGCATTTGCCAAGGACTTTGAACAAGCCCTTGACGCCGGCTCTGTTGAGAGCGACCACTTCGTTGGATTTTCACGACGTGGTGGTCTCCCCCTATTCCTAGGAGGTTTCCTCTCTCAAGTGTTTGACTCAGATGGAGCGTTGCTCGAGAACCCCAGCGTGGATTGCATCCGCGCCGTCCGGCAGCTTTGCATGCTGTTCGGTAAGGTTGAGTTCCCTTGTAGTAATACAAGGATCGACTCCGCCATTGCTGGCTATCTCGAGACTGAGCAAGAACTGGCACGTGCAGAAACCAGTATCCCTGAGGAATTGCTTCCCCAGTTTCAAAGGGCTGCACGTGTGCTTTGGGCTGACGCATTCCAATGCGTCGATCAATCCGTGTACGAAGGTACACTGATTCCAAAGCACGGACCGGGCGCTACCGCTGATAAACTTCGAGGTAACTCAAAGTTCAATCAGAGGGAGTGGACCCGGAGGCTGGAAGCCTATTTTCCGTACGGGGAGTTTTGCTTCCCGGATGGTAATGAGGCTCTCCCTAGTTGGAGTTTCTACTACCAACAACAGCCGCCCGTTCTTGCTGAGCCCGGCACGGAACGACCTGTCAAGGTCATCACCGTACCTAAAACGCTCAAGACTCCCAGAATCATCGCTGTCGAACCAACCTGTATGCAGTATGCTCAACAGGCCATCTCCCAACGCCTCGTAGAGGTGCTGGAGAAGGGTACCTGTCCGCACCCACATGGGGGTGGTCATGTATTTGGCAACAGCGGCTTCGTCGGATTCGAAATGCAAGAGGTAAATCGCCTCATGGCATTCGAAGGCAGCGTCAATCGCAGCCTCGCTACGCTCGATTTGAGCGAAGCCTCCGATAGGGTCTTGAATCGGCATGTAGAACTCCTGTTCTCTGGGTTCCCCCATCTCAATGGGGCTATTCAGGCTTGCAGGAGTTTGAAGGCCGATGTGCCTGCGCATCAAGGTAAGTCACGAAAAGTGATCACCCTGCGCAAGTTCGCGTCGATGGGCTCTGCTTTGTGCTTTCCAGTGGAAGCGCTCGTCTTCACGACGATCGTCTTCACTGCCATCGCGCATGAGCTCAACGTTCCACTCACGCGGGAGGTAGTTAACTCCTTCCGTGGTAAGGTGCGTGTCTATGGTGATGATATCATCATCCCCGTGGACTATGTGCAATCAGTGATCCGATATCTTGAGGCCTTCGGCCTCAAGGTGAACTCGGACAAGTCTTTCTGGAATGGCAAATTCCGAGAG